AAGATAAAGAGTTTGTTAATGATGGCGATTACTACGGCTTCGTATACCTTATTGAAAATCTGACTAATGGTAAGAAATACATAGGTCGTAAGTATCTTACAAAAGCTGGATACAAGACTGTCAAAGGTAAAAGGAAGAAGATCCGTGTAGAGTCCGATTGGGACGACTATTACGGGTCTTCTCCCGCCTTAAAGGCAGACATAGAAGTGTACGGCAAAGAGAACTTCAAACGAACTATTCTTCGTTTATGTAAATCTCGTGGTGAGTGCAATTACTTTGAAACAAAGTATATTTTTGATCATGATGCAATACTAGATCCAAAATTTTACAATAACTGGGTAAGTTGTAAGATTCAAGCGAGTCATGTCAAGGCTCTACTCTTTAACCCCGAACAGGAGACTTTATGAGGTGGGTAAGGTACTAGAACACAAGCACTTAATCGTAAGAGCAGAATTAGATAATCCTCCGCAATGCACTACAGCCATTGATGTGTGGATGCGAAAGCTCGTCGAAGCAATTGATATGAAGATCCTCATGGGTCCATATTCAGTTTATTCAGATATGGTTGGCAACCGCGGTTTGACCGCAGTCACTATTATTGAAACCAGTCATATTGCTCTTCATGTTTGGGATGAGTGTGAACCAGCACTTGCTCAACTGGACGTCTATACTTGTAGCGCACTCAATATTGATGATGTGTTTGCTGCAATTGAGTCCTGGGGTCCTACAAAAGTAGAGTATAAGTATATTGACAGAGAAAAAGAGTTGTCTTTAATTCAGAAAACGTGATATATAATGGGATATACGAAAAGAACTACGCGGTCGACCGGAAAGGGTTCTAGAACCACAAGCACTAGAACCATTACCAATAAAGGCACTACGCGGCAAACTTCTTCTAGAAGTACAGGATCTAAGACTCAAAGACTTACAACCAGTACATCTTTTGGTAGCGGCAGTAATGGCCGCACAAAACACTATGTCACTACAAATGCAGGCGGGTGGAGAAAAACCACCCTCCTGAATCCGGTAACAAAAACCAAAAAGCCGCCAAAAGCAAAAATGCCCAGGCGCAGAAATTCCAAGAATGCATCTCTTGGTCTTTTCGGTTGGGCCGTTCTAATAATTATCGCTTTATCATTACTAAATAGCTGAGGTGAATATGCCACATCCTTCAAAGAATCGTCCTCGTAAGGGACGTCGTAAAATCGGATCGACAAAGCGTAAAGCACGTGCTGCGCGCAAGAATAAGTGAGGTTATATAATGGGTAAAAAGAGATTACGTAAGACATTGACTTCGAGGGGTCAGCGCCGTTCGATTGTAAATGGTGTAAAGGAAGTTCGTGCTGATCGTACGCCACTTCAAAAGGCTGTGAACAAGCTTGCTGCTTGGAAGAAGGGACTGAACCCCTGGGTAACTGTTCCTGGTCCTGCTAAGAACATGGCTTGGGTGAGGAAGCGTGCCAACGAAGTTTATGGCGATCCTCGTTCAACAGCAAATATTTACAGAGGAAAGAGTTCAGATGAATAAGGTTGTTATCTACACAAAAGATAATTGTCCATATTGTGTTCAGGCAAAGAACTTGTTTTCTTTGAAAGGCCAGACTTACGAAGAAATGAAGATCGGTGTCGATCTAACTCGTGAAGAATTTATTAGCATCTTTCCAGACGTGAAAACAGTTCCTTTTATTATTATTGATGAAGAAAGAGTGGGTGGTTATGACAGACTCGTTGAATACTACAACCGACCAGAACAGCACTTCCTGGCAGAATGAATTCCTAAAGGAAGCCCTTCATAACGGAACAGTAGAGGTTCTCTTTATAAAGAAGGATGGTACGGAGCGCAAGATGCGCTGCACACTCAAGCCAGATCTTCTTCCCCATAAAGAAGATACATTGAAGCCAGTGCATTCGAATCCAAATGTACAAGCCGTGTGGGACCTTGAGAACGAAGGTTGGAGATCGTTTCGTTACGACTCGGTTATTGGATTCACAGCATGATCTTCATAGTAGATATTGATCAGACTATCTGTTACACTCCATTAATTGATGGTGTTCATCATTATGATCAGTCTGTTCCTATGAAGCATCGCATTGATCATATAAATAAACTATACGATCAGGGCGCAACGATCATTTATTGGACGGCCCGTGGTTCAGGATCGGGAATTGACTGGACCGAACTCACCCACAAACAACTCAACGATTGGGGCTGCAAGTTCCACGAAATCCGTCTAGGAAAGCCATCATACGATGTTTGGGTCGATGACAAGGCTTTTAATGACAGAGAATTCTTTTTCCATGCAGACCGCGATTTTGAACTTACTGGATACAATGATGAATAATCAAGACCTAATTGAATTGAATGAGCTCAACAAGGAGTCGAACGGTGGAACAGAACTCACCACTCGAAATCTCTTCCACCGACTTACTCGTGATGAGCTCGATGGAATCCAAATTATCACTGCTCGCGTCCGCGAGTTGGATCCTGAGCGAATTAGAATCTACCACCTACATGATCTTGCTCTCGATCCAGAAGCTGAACACCTTAAAGACCCAGCTTCTCGAGCTCGCTTCCACAAGTTGGTCTTTAGCAGCAACTGGCAGTATCAGCAATATCGTGACTATCTTGGAGTTCCATATAGCCACCAATCGTGCGTTATTGAAACAGGTGTCGAACCAATTCCTCTCGTTGAAAAGCCAAAGGACAAAATACGCCTCATTTATACGTCCACACCTCATCGTGGACTGGAGATTCTGGTTCCTGTATTTTGCGCTCTAGCTGAAAAGTATCCTAATATTGAACTCGACGTGTTTAGTTCGTTCGGTATCTATGGTAAGAATTGGGAAGGCCGAGATGCACAGTATGAACCTCTCTTCCAGAAGATGAGAGACCATCCACAAATTAACTACCACGGTTGGGCGGATCAGGAGACAGTTCGTGCCGCCTATCAAAAGGCTCACATCTTTGCGTACCCTTGTATCTGGCCTGAAACGTCATGCAGATCTCTTATCGAGGCTATGTCTGCTGGTTGTTTGGCTGTTCACCCTAACTTCTCTGCTCTTACTGATACTTCAGCCGGGCTGACTGTACAATATGATGGCGATCATGAAGACATGAACCTTCATGCCAACATCTTTGCTCATACGCTGATGTATGCTATTGAAAACGTACAAAATAATGACCTGACAAACCTTCTCACGTTCATCAAGGCATACGCCGATACTCGATTCTCTTGGGAGTCGATCATGCCGAAGTGGAAAGGACTGATTGCATCATTGAAGGAACAACACCGTGATCTTGGCAAAAGCGCCGCTTAGAGTCTCGTTCTTTGGCGGGGGTAGTGATATCCCCGCCCACTTCGCCCAATGGGGTGGAGCTACAATCTCGACTGCTATCGATAAGTATGTCTACGTAGCTGTCATGCACACACCTCATAATCATATCAAAGTCTCCTATTCAAAGCAAGAGTGCGTAGAGCACGTAGACGAAATTCAGAATGAAATCGTCCGTAACGCATTGAAGTTCTTTGGTATCAAGTCCAACATTGAAATCACATCATTCGCAGACATCCCCACGATCGGTAATGGTCTTGGTGGATCGTCTGCCTTTACTTGTGCTCTTGTCAAAGCTCTGAGTGCATATCTTGGCTATGAGTATATGAATCCATATGGTATTGCCAAGACTGCGTGTCATATCGAGATTGACCTCTGTGGTTGGAAGATCGGTATGCAAGATCAGTTTGCTTCTGCATTCGGTGGCATGAACTACATTCGTTATTCGAATGAACTTGGCAATGGTCGTGTAGACGTAAAACGCTTGGATTCGAATGCACTTGAAAATTGGCTTATTCTGGTTCCTACGAACATAGAGCACCACGCGGCCAAGATTCTTGATACGATTAACTTTGAAGCCAAGACCTTTGTGATTCGTGAGTTGGCCCATATGGCAGAGATGCAGGCCACGCAACCGGTGAATCCAAATGAGTATGGTCGGTTGCTCAACTCGGCATGGATACTCAAGAAACAAATGTCTGATGAGATCTCGAATGATGAGATAGATAGTATGTACGAACGGTGTCAAGCCGTAGGTGCACTTGGTGCCAAACTACTCGGAGCTGGTGGCGGTGGATATATGCTAGCTCTCACAGAATCAAAGAATGCAATTCGAAAAGAGTTTTCAGACCGCACGTGTCTAGACATAGGAATTTCACATGAAGGAGCAAAAGTTGTTTACCGCGACTGATATCCTTACTGAGCACAGAGAAAAAGTACTCAAGGCCTTTGATAGTATTGATGTTGTTCAGTTCAAGAGAGCAGCAGAACTTCTCTTTTTGACCAGCTTATCAAATCACAGAAGAAACATCTATACTATTGGTAACGGTGCATCAGCAGCGATTGCACAACACTGGGCATGTGACTATACCAAGGGTTGCCGTAAGGGCGGTGTAGTTCCAAGAGTCATTTCGCTGGCAGCTAACATCCCTCTCATGACGGCAATCTCAAATGATATCTCCTATGACGATGTTTATTCATTTCAGCTTGAGTCATTTGGCCAGGAAGGCGACGTGTTGGTTGCAATCTCGTCGAGCGGCAACTCGCCTAATGTTGTTAAAGCGATTGAAATGGCACGGCTAAAGAAAATGAAAACCATTGCTCTGACTGGTATGTCGCCAGATAACTGGTGTGCACGACTGGCCGACATTTCTATTCATGTTGATTGCGATGAGTATGAGGCCACTGAAGATGTCCATCAGGCAATCATGCACATGATCGCAAAGTACATCAGACAAAAATAGTTGTGTACATTTTTTATGTTACGTAATATACTGAATATTATGAAACAGAAACTCAAATCTCGAAATCCTATTGCTCGGGCAGTCGGCCGGGTGAATAAGCCTAAAGCGATCCCTGCCAAGAAAGGCAAGGGATCGTTTCGTCGTGTAAAGAAGGTGGATACCGATGGCTATCAAGATTAAGACCAAGCCGAAGCCGAAGCAGATGTCTCGGTCGGCTATCAAGACCTTGGATGAAAGGGCTTACGGTCCTGAACCGATTCAGGTAACCAACCTTGGTGATGCTCTGAACTGGTACAACTATATGAGTGATGATGACCAGTCGCGAGACTGGTTCTTCACGTATGTCAAGAAGACGTATACCAAGAGTGATGTGTCTGCTCTGCGTCGGCTTCCAAAGTACAAGATCTCAAAGACTCTTGGCAATGTTGCTCGTATCATCATGAACGGAAACGAGCTGCCGCAGAAGAATCTCGACTACTTTGACAATAGCGTCAAGGAGCTGGTCCGGTTGGCATCGGCGATTCGTGAGGAAGTAGACGAATCGCCAAAGCC